TCGTCGTGATGTCCTTCTTCTGCTTGATAACTCGTTCCTTTTACAGCAAATGCAGTAAGCTCCTGGAAGATATCGAAATCATTAATCTCTAGTTTATCATTCTCGATGATTGTCTTCAATGAAGCACAACCAACTCTTTTTAATTGTTTTGTTGTTCTTACACCTAATTGCTGAGATCCACCACCAAATCCAGCATTAACTATCTGGCCAGCACGGCCTCTCCACTGTGCTGTCATTAGATTAGTGTACTCTAAATCGTGGTGCAATATGTCTGCTACCTGTTGACCTATATCATTTATCTCAACTAAACATATGGCTTCGTTGTATCTATGACCAACTTGATTGATAATATTTGGGTATAACATAGGACTAATAATATTTGATCTATAAGTGCACACTACTTTATAAGGTACAACAGAGCAATCAACAACAGTAAATGCACTATAATCATTACCTATACCACGAGAAGTATCAACTGATATAGCATAGACGTGATCTTTTATTGGGTCTTCAAATACCTTTACATTATCATTTTTATACTTAGGATCATGAAAAACCAACGTTGCTAGCTTCGAAGGTGAGATAAGTGTACTTGAAGATCCTAAGAATTCACATTCAAACTCTTGTCTGAATTGGTCTTCAGATGTATTCTTAATTGTTGTTTCTTTCCAGGCCGCATCTCTTCCTGGAATAGCTGACCAATGAACATCAATTGGATGATATTCGTTTCTACCTTCTTGTGCATCAATCCATAACTTATAGAATAGATTCATTCCCTTTGGTGTTGATGTAACCATAACTCTGGTTGTATCACCAGATGAAATTGTAGGATATGTAGAAGCAAAAAACTCTTCTTGCATCTGTGCTGGAACGAATGCAAACTCATCAAGATATATCAAGTTAAATGAACCACCACGAATAGATCCAGATGACGTTGAACCAGCCATTATCTTTGATCCATTTTCTAATTCTATATTACCTTTGTTCCATTCAACAATACCCTGTTGTAGCCAAGATGGTAAATGTTCAAATGCAAGTTGAATTCTATGAAGAATCTCTCTAGCTGTTGCTGCCTTATTCGCTAGAACAGCAATACTAAATGCTTCATTGAATATAGCAAAGTACAATATCAATGCAGCCATTGTTGTAGTCTTACCAGACTGTCTAGGCATCTTACATATAGTAAAACGATTAGACATCACAGAGTCCATAATGTTATCTTGAAAATCATATGTTTCAAAGTTCATCATGCCAACGTCAACATTAACGATTTTCATATACGTATTACAAAAGTAATGTATGTCATTCCTACACTTTACGAGCTCAGCAACTTGCTCTTCTGTGTAATCTATCTTTACATTAGCTTTTTTTAGCCTTGGATTTCCAAGGTATATTTCGTTAGACGATAATGCCATTTTCTTTTAACTTTGTTCTGTTGGCTATATGCTGTTCTTGTATGACGTCTTTGCTTTGGCCGTTATACGGAACGCCATATCCTTCTCTAATCATAATCTCCGTTGCACCACACCACCTATTCTGTACACTATAAAATACTTCTACATCACCAAGTATTCTACCATACTTGCCTTTGTCAAGAAAGGTTTTTAAAAATCTACCTCCAGCAACAAGTTCAATTAACTTATCTTTGGCTAGCAGTCCATACTTTTTTTCTTCAAGGTCTCTTGTTCGAGACTCCGGAGTATCAATGCCCATCATACGAACGCGTTGTTTTCTTAACCATACACCAAAACCCAAGTCAATGTCAACATCTATTGTGTCGCCATCAACCACTTTTATAAGTTTAAAGTTATAATCGTACATATTACATTCCGTTCTTTAGTTTTTCTATTTCTTCTTTGTTTGTAGAAATTGCTTTATCTTGACCAGCATCTAATATTGCTTGGATCCTTTTTGCTTCTTCGAGTGGTGTATCTCTGTGTACATCTTTTGCAACAACTTTTTCCAATTTAAGCATAGCAATTCTTTCATTAGGAACATATCTCCATGTATATCCTCTGTCACCGTATATTCCAAACACAGTATTCTTTACACCTATCTTAACTATAATAGCATCTACGCCATCTAATATTACCTTATCACCTTCGTTGAAAGCCTTGCTCATAGAGAATGCTATTCCTTTAGCAAAGCTAGTCGCAAAATCTTTAAACCATATCGCGACAACTAGCGATATAAGAACCGAGATCCAAGGCAATATTAAATCTGTGAAGTCAGTCGTCAGGCCCTGTAGGGATGGTTGCTCCAACATGAGTTTTTCCTTTAAGGGAATTTCTTGCATTGCCACCCAATAATTTGGTTAGCTCAGAAGTATTACCCACAAATAGATTGTTGTTTATTGTTTTAGGATTCTTCTCATCAAATAAATCTTTTGCCTTTTTCTGTAAATCAATTAAATCTCTATTAGTTTCTCCTACCACCTTGATAACTTGAGCAACAACTTCATATGCTCTAGGTGATTGGCTTTGTTGTGCTAGATCCATAATACCATCTAAAGCATCGCGGCCGCGTTCTATTAAATGAATGATGTTCTCACGAGAATAGTCAACATCATTTTCCACTTCGGTCGGTTCTGCCTTCGCCGGAACTTTTGGCTCCTCAACTATAGGTATCATGTTTAAACTGTCTGCTATTTTATCCACTTGTGTTGGCACTAAAATACTCCTCAAAATCTTGTATTATTCCATAATCATCATCTTCATCAATTAATGTATAGTCTACAGTTAAACTTGAATTTGTTGTTGGGCTACCATTAGCTAACATCCCAGGCGTTGTAAGTGTCTTACTATGTAGAGCAAAAATAGATGAATTGCCTATACTTGTATTTACTGTAGCAAAGACTGTATTACTTGGATGCGAGTTGGCAATAAGTGTATTTGCTCCAGTCCTAAGTCTGGCATCGTCGACATAAAAACTTGTGTTTGCTTGTTTGATAACACCAGATTTCTTCAATGGGCCCCACAGATATCCCTTTAGTGTAAATTGCAGAGTATGAATTAGTGCACGTCTAGTTTCAAAGTCACCATCATATGTATCTTCCATACTCACAGAATTAAGAATAATTGGGATATCGTGCTTCCAGCTCATCTCTGGGATTACAGTTATAGTGGCTGTAAACTCTGGTGTAAAGAATGGAAGAATCTGTTCAATTATCTTTGTCGAATCTTCTGCAAACTTGGTATATATGTTGAGCGAGAACCCTATATCATATGGTACAGGATTGTACGAAGCATATATCTTAGCCTTATCATCTTCATATGCACTAACATTTCTATGAATAGTGTTCAATTTTCTCTCTGCTGCATATTGAAACGATTCCATTTCAAATGACATTCTAGGTAATACTACAGCGGGCTCGCGATCAAGTTGAGGATCTTCAATTAACCTCGATAGCATTTTCTCCCTAGGAGCATATGCGAGAGGTACTTTGATGTCCTGAACGATATTGTTCGAGCTATTTTTTCGCTGCACTATTATATCATTGAACAATGTGCCAAATGTTATAACATACCTTCTTAATGTTTGATGATAATATGTTTGTCCTAGCATTAGAACGTACCGCCTTCACTAAATGGATCTGCATCACTGAAGTCAACAATTGCATCCGATTGCGTTTCAATATAGATGTTTTCAGAATCTGTAATCGTATCAAAGTCTTTAGATGCAGTAGTACTACTATCACTACGATCTTCTTCTTCTGATAACAGTCTTACATTATCTTCTGTAAACATTGCTGTAAATCCGTCTTCAGTAGTCAATTGAACATCCAGGTATATATCAGTACTAAATTCTGTTTCTATACTATCAATCTCTGTTATACCAGTGTTTAATCTCTGGTTAGTATATTCAAACAGTTCAACTGATAGAGTATAAAATTGCAGTGCACCCATTTGATAAAATACAGGCTCATGCTCAACATGCTTTACTTGAAAACACTTTGTATTGAGAGGAAGGTAAATTAGATCACCTTCTTGCGGACGATCAATATTTTGTGGAGTTCCTACAGCAGATGCAAATGATCGACGACCAACGGCCAGTGTCATTTGATCTCTAATCTCCAAACCAAATCTACCAAGCAAGTCTCCTTCACCACCAAATCCTTCAACATTAACTATGTACATCTCTACATCATCTGCTTGGTTGAAGTATTCTTTTGGACTCTCAGTATAGAGAGCATCGTACCCTTCCTCTTGTAGCGTACGCGCACAGTAGGTAATATCAATACCATATATTCGAATAGACTCTAGAACAAGATCTTCGACCAGACTTTGTTCTTGGCTATTGCCATAATTATTGAAGTGTGTGCTTGTTCCGAACATTTATTATCCTATCATGTCCATGACAGGCAAGGAATGCCCGACTATTACTTCGTCCTCTATTTTATTTTTTTCATCTAATCCTTGTTGTAGAATCGTTGCACCATCAAATTGAACACCGCCAGGCAATTGCATTCCAGTAAATTTAGACAAGTTCTGGCCCCACTGTACTTTCATCAATGCTGTGGCATAGTTCTGCAACCACCTCTCGCTCCACATATCTGTGTATGTGTCAGGATCAAGACGGCGATATACCTCTGCGATCATATAATTTCCCGCTTCGATGTTGCCCCAATCCATATCAACGTGTAATCTATTCTTATGTCTATTGAATCTCAATGGCTGCTTACCAACGAGAATCTCTTCAATAAACCTAATGTTCATAAAGTTCATATAAAATGGTACAAGATCATATCTTGATAAGTCATATAAATCATTCAATGCAATTTGATATCGAATGTTAAACAAATTATTTGTGCTTAATGCATCTCCAAGATCAAACAAATTAATGACACCTTCAATTAGTTCGCCCGAACCAATGGTGATATATTTGTTTGTTTTGTCGTCTGCAGTGACTATATGCTTAAAGAAGTCTCTTTCTAAGCCATCAAAATGATAGTCTGTATAGAACTTTAATGCTTCGTCTATTCTATCTTCTGCTTGATCGTCATCTATATTGATTTCAATGACAGGCTTACCCAGACGGCGTAAGCAATATTCTTTAAATGCAGCTCGTGTTGCTGGAACAGCCATTTGTTACCCCCATGCTACGTCGCCATTTGCATATAAGATCTGCAAAGCAACGCCATTTTCGTCTTTTAAATTTCCTCTGAAGTGTACATTATATAGATTAGCCGTCGATGTAGCGGTCATTGTAATATTAGCTTCGGTATTTACATCTTGTTTAATTGTATCAAAGTATACATTAGCTGCCTTAATTTCATTTATCGAAGATGAAGAGTTAGCAACAAGTGCTTGATTGGCTGTTAGTGTACCAGGTGTTCTTGCTCCACCAACAGCAATAGTATTAGCTGTGTCAGCCTTCTCTCTACCAATTGTTAATATTTGACCATTTGATGACCAAGCTAATTCTCCAAACTCCAGTGTCGAAGGCGCAGCTGTATTAGCTGATCGCTTTATTTGAATTGTACCAGCCATTAGAACCTACCTCCATCTAGTTCTCTATTATTTGTTGTATATGTATCATTAGCAGCCAAATAAATCAACACCTGAGAATTAGATGGACTAGATGCAGACACATCGTCAAACGCATCCACAGTGTCTACCATACGTGTATCAAAATGCTTCGAAAATCCAGATGCACCAGACAACGGACTCGTTGATGTACTTACCTGTACTGTTATTGCTTGCGAAGGCCTTGTCCTAATAGTTGCCATTAAAATGTTCCTCCATCAGCATCAGGAGCAGACAATACATAGTTCCCAGTAGTCGAATTATACACCAAAATATTACCATTCGACTTTGCTGATTCCACAACATCATCCACTGCATCGAGACGAGCAGATGTTCCTCCTGCCATTGATCCTGCAACTCTAATAGATAGTCCTGTAGTGTTTACCAGTTGTGTTGCCATTAGGCTCTTGTTACCTCCGGTGTTACTGTAACGATACCCTCTACAACTCTTGTTTTAACATTAGCAGCTGACAAAATCTCAACATCATATACATATCTTCCAGAAGAAATGGCTGCTGTGTTTGCATGATTAAGAGCAAGTGTCAGCGTACCAGCTGTTGTACCATTTGTAATGGTGAAAGAGGCAGTAGCGTTTGATGAAGTGTGGTGCTTTCTTATTTGTCCTGCGGCCGTGTAATTAGTGAGATCAATTTTATCACCATTTGAATCTGTAACTGTTACAACCGTTTCAAAATTAGCACCTTGGTCTACGACCATATCTGCACGTGCAGCCATTATATGCATCTCCTTGAAATAAATTAGCTAAATATATTTATATGAACACAATCATGGAGTTCCTGTAAGTGGAGTTTATAGTATGAAAATGGGCACAATAGAGCCAGAAAACAACCCCTTTACATCTCTTGTTTGCGATATTACACACCGGTGTAATATGGAATGTGCGAATTGCTATATTCCAAACCGAGAAATTCCTGATATGGACATCGAAAAACTCTATGCCCTTATTAAGCGCCTTCCTAAAAGAGTATATATTAGATTGATAGGTGCAGAGCCAACAATGAGAAATGATCTGTTTGATATTATAACAACAGTCAGATCTCTCGGTCACAAGGTCAGTGTTACTACAAATGGATTAAAATTAGCCTCTCCTAACTATGCAGCTAAACTTAGAAAAACGGGATTGAAGTTAATTTTAATTAGTATGAATGGTGCAGACGATGATCCTGTATATCGAGTATTAGATAATGGACCATATGGTGAATTAAAAGTCAAGGCTTTAATCAATGCGTTTAAAAACAACTTTACAGTTAATACTGGAACAATTATTGCTAAGGGAGTTAATGAGTTTACGATTAGAGAGCAGGTAAGGACTGTTGTCCAGGCGGCAAAGATAGCTGATTATAAGTTTGATAGGCGTCTTCCTCCTGTATTAAGAATGAAAAGCATAGGAGCAATAGGCAATTATAGAGAGGACAGTACATATTCGTTTGATGAATTGTGTAACTTAGCTTCTGATTATTTGGATATACCAATTGAAGAA